AGTTTTCAGGTGGCATTGCCTTGGCTGCGGATAATTTTAGTGCTGACTTTTTTGGCGAGGGTAGCAAACCTGAGTTTGTGATTAAAACCCAAGATGCCAAACTTAACGAAGACCAAAAAAACACGATACAAAGTGCGTGGACAGATTTGATTGCAGGTAACAGACGCAAGCCTGGTGTGCTTGGCAAAGGCATGGAGATACAAGAGCTAACGCTAAGTGCCGAAGATGCCCAACTGATTGCTACACGTCAATTTCAAGTTGAAGATATTGCCCGCGCCTTTGGTGTGCCTCCGTTTATGATTGGCCACACAACCAATACAACGAGTTGGGGCAGTGGCGTTGAGCAAATGGGCATTGGCTTTGTTAAGTACACACTAAGCAGACACTTGGTAGGTATTGAACAAGAGTGCAATAACAAATTGTTTATGCGTCCTTACTTTTGCGAGTTTATGACCGCAGGCTTAGAACGCGGTGACACCATAGGCCGTTTTAATGCGTACCGTGTTGCTTTGGGCCGCGCAGGTGAACCTGGCTTTATGACTGTAAATGAAGTACGCAAAGCCGAAAACTTACCACCTGTTACTGACGGGGATACATTAAACACAAGCACCGCGCCAAGCGTGACGGTGAGCATGGGTAATAATTAATATGTCACAACTTTATCAATTGTACGCGCTTAACCGTGCTGCTAATCGCCGCTTTGAAGTGGTGACTAATGCAGCAAATGCAGACGAAGTTACTGTGTATTTGTATGACATGATTGTTAGCACTGATGCTGAGGCTGAGTGGTGGGGCGGTGTAAGCCCTATGAATTTTATTAAAGAGTTGGCAAACATTAGCGCAAGCACTATTCATTTACGCATCAATTCACCAGGTGGTGATGTGTTTGCAGCGCGTTGTATTGAGCAAGCCATTGTCGAATCAGGTAAAACAATGATTGCACACATTGACGGCTTGTGTGCCAGTGCTGCTACCTACATTGCCTTAGCCTGTGGCAATGTTTTGATGGGCGAAGGCTCGTTGTTTATGATTCACAATGCGTGGACTATGGCATGGGGCGACAAAAACGACCTTACCAAAACTGCAACCTTGTTAAATAAGATTGATGGCACGTTAGCCAATAGCTATGCCAAAAAAACAGGCAAAGAAACGGCTGATATTGCAGCATTGATGGATGCTGAAACATGGTTTTCTGCACAAGAAGCCTTAGATTATGGCTTTGTTGATGAAGTTTCTAGCACAGAAACACCCAAAAACACGGCACAACAAGCCAAAAACTGGCAGTTAAACGTGTATAAAAACGCTCCTAAAGCCTTATTTAGTGCGCCAACAGCACCACCATCACCCCAAAACACCCCAAAACCAACGGCAAAAACCGTAGTTTTTGACAAACAACGTGCGTTAAACCGCTTAAATCTAGCTTGTATTTAAGTAAACCCTTAAAACCTAGCCGCATTCAGCGGCTTTTTTTATGCCTAAAGAGAAGTGAACTATGAAAACTATCGCTGAATTGCGCGCTTTAATCAAAGCAAAACACAGCCAAGCCAAAGATTTGGTCGAAAAGACCGCGTCTAATGAGTGGACCGAAGAAAATCAAGCCACTTATGAAGCACTTTTGGCTGAAATTGATGCAGCAAAAGCACAAATTGACCGCATCAATGAGCTTGCAAATGCCTTAACAGCAGAACAAGCAGGCGAAGAAGCTGATGCTGCTGCACATAATGCGCGTAACAAACATCCTGCTGTCGCCAAAAGCCGCGCCTTGTTTGCTAAATGGTTGAAGGGTGGTGATAAAGCGATGTCTGCTCAAGACTGGGCAGATATTCGCGCTACCATGTCCACCACCACAGGCAGTGAGGGTGGCTATACTGTACAAACAGACATCGCCAAAACTGTTGCCAATGCTTTAAAAGAATACGGCGGTATTCGTAACGTAGCTACCGTTATTCAAACTGAAATGGGCAACCCTATGTCGTTCCCTACCAGTAATGGTACAAGCGAAGTCGGTGAGTTGATTCCAGAAAATACGTCCGCAACAGGCCAAGATCCTGCCTTTGGTACGTTGTCGCTTAATGTGTTTAAGTTTAGTTCTAAAGTTATTGCCGTACCCATTGAGCTATTAGCGGACAGCTCAGTGGACATTGAAGCCTTTGTCTTAAAACGCATTACTGACCGTTTGGGTCGCATCACCAATCAACTGTTTACCACAGGCACAGGCACAGCACAGCCACGCGGTATTGTCACGGCTGCTACTTTGGGTGTGGTGGGTGCAACAGGTCAAACAACGTCTATTACTTATGATGATTTAATTGATTTGGTGCATAGCGTTGACCCTGCTTACCGCATGAGTAGCCAATGTGGTTTTATGTTACATGACACTACCATGCGCGAAATTCGCAAACTCAAAGATGATAGCGGTCGTCCTGTGTTTTTGCCCGGTTATGATGGATTGGCAGACGCAATGCCTGATACCATTTTGGGTTATCCAGTCACCATCAATCAAGATATGCCCGTCATGGCGGCGGATGCTAAGTCGGTGTTGTTTGGCGACTTTAGCCGCTACTATGTGCGTGATGTGTTGCAAAATACCTTACACCGCTTTGAAGATTCTGCTTATGCCAAGTTAGGTCAGGTCGGCTTTTTGGCATGGGCGCGTAGTGGGGGCAACTTGATTGACGTAGGTGGTGCAGTCAAGTATTACCAAAATTCTGCTACCTAAAAACCATAAACAAGGCGCGAATGTTCGCGCCTTTTTGGTGAGCATTATATGAAAACAATCATCACAACAGTGTCTAACGAATTAGTCGTTAGTGTCAATTTGGCTAAACAGCATTTGCGTTTAGATACTGATGACGGCACAGACGATGATTTGATTAAACACTTAATTGAAGTAGCCACCGAACGTGCAGAGCATCAACTGGGACGCTCTTTATTAACTAAAACATATAAAACAGTCGCAGAACATGGCGACAAAATTAAATTATTACCTAACTTGATTGCTATTAGTAGTGTTGTAGTGACTAATGATGATGACAGTGTAACCACGTTGACTGGTAGTGATCATTTATTAAATGAAAATAGTTTAATACCCGAAATTATGCCAATGGTGGTTGTTGAAAAGACTATTGCAATTACTTATACCGCAGGCTACGGCAATGCTGATGCTGTTCCAAAAGCGATTAAACAATGGATATTAGTTGACTTGGCAACCCTGTATGAAAACCGTGAAGCAGTGATGAGTTACGGTGTAAATGCTGTGCCGTATGCTTTTGTTGACGGTTTGCTTGACCCTTACCGAGTGCAATACTAATGCAAACGCCGATTGGTCGCCTACGTCACCGCGTTACCTTCCAACGCCTCACCAAAACACGCGGTTTGTCGGGTGGTGAAAAGCAAGAATGGGTTGACGTGTGTACGGTGTGGGCGCGTATAAGCCCATTAAGTGGCAAGTACCTATTTGCCGCACAACAAAACCATAGCGAAGTGACTGGCACAATAGATTTACGTTATCGAAAAGACATAAACGCTGAATTAAGAGCCGTTTATGAGGGCAAAATTTATCATATTCATGCCGTGATTGACTTTGAGCTACGCTATAAAGAGCTAAAACTCATGGTTAGCGAAGGCGTTATTGAGTAAAAAACTATGAGCCAAACAGTCACAGTCACAGGCTTAAAAGAGCTTGAGCAAACCATAAGGCAGTTAAACGGTAAGGTTGCTAAGAAGGCTGTCGAAATTGCGGTTAAAAGTGGTACTAAAGTCGTCTTAGAAGAAGCAAAAGCACGCGCTCCGTTGGGTATTGTTCCTCATAAATTTAAAGAAAAAGGCGCGGTTATCACAGTTAAACCCGGTAATTTGCGTAAATCTTTAAAACAACGTGTGTACCGTGGCCAACGTGCATCAATGGGTAACATTCAATCTATTATTCCCCTCGATGGCCGTGCGTTCTATGGAAAGTTTCAAGAATGGGGATGGAAAGCCAAAGGTGGTCGATATATTGCACCTCAACGCTTTTTAGCACCTGCTTGGCAAGCCAAAAAAGAAGAAGCCCTTGACCAGTTGGGCAAACGCTTAGGCGAAGAAGTCGAAAAAGCAGCAAGAGAGGCGGCTAATGCGCGTTAGTGAGGCAATTTATAAACACTTAGCCCCTGTTTTTGGGGATAAACAGATTTGGCCAAATGCCGCGCCAGAAGATGTTAAATATCCAATGATTATTTACGCTATTTCTAACCGTGAATTAATTAACACAGTTGATTGTGGTTATTTGGAACACGCTAAAAATCGCGTACAAATTTATGTTTTTGCTAAAGAATTTGAAGAATGCGAAACATTACGCGACAAAGTTATAAAAATTATGACTGAACAAACCGATTTACCAAGTTGTTTAGCTATCAGTGATAGTCATCAATTTGAATCAACCGTGCAAGCACACGTTATTATGATAGATTTTTCTATGTGGGAGCAAACAAGCAATGGCCAATAAAAACGTATTACACGCGCAAGGTACACGTTTTCAGCGTAACAGTGGGGTAGTGTGGCAAGATATTAGTCAAATGAAAGACATTACGCCACCTGCCAAAACTCGTACCGAAATTGAAACAACAACGATTGATCAATATGACGGTAGTGAGCCTGACCCTTACAAAACTTATGTCGGTGGTTTGATTGATGGCGGTAGTGTTTCTTTAGATACTATTTTTAACCCTGACGCTTTAGATAATCAGCGACTTTTAGAAGCCGATATTGAAGCAGCTAACCCTGTTGAATACCGTATTGTGTACCGTAACGGCAGTATGTGGACTTTCTTTGGGGTGCTTAAAGAGATGACTCCAACACACGGTATGGATGATATTCACCGCCAAACTTTAGGCATTAAAGTAAGCGGTAAACCTGTTCGTACTTTTCCTGAGTAATAACTATGAATCTTAAAGCCGCTATTTTTGCCACTATTGGCGAAGCATTATGTGAAAGCATTGCGGTACCTGAATTTGGTGCTGATGTTGACAGTTTAAATGTTAGCGTTATGACAGTTGCAGAACGTGATGCGTTTGATAATGCCTATCGTGACATTGAAGAAGCCAAGCGTCCTGCCAACTTTAGACCGTTGCTGATGGTGTTTACTGTCAAAGACAAAAACCATAAGCCTGTTTTTGCGGTTGAAGATGTTGAACAAATTAAGCAGCTTAATAGTTTGGCTGTGGTGCGTTTGACTGATGCCGCGTTACGCATCAATAAAATGTTAAAAGCAGATGTTGAGACGCACGAAAAAAACTCTTAGAGCGTCCTGACCGCCAGTTTTTGTTTTTGCTGGCGTTAAAGTTGGGGCGCACAGTTGCAGAACTAGAAGCCACTTTGACTCACAACGAGTTGATTGAATGGCGTATGTATTTTGAAGAGACGCATTTTGGCGAACTTAGGGCAGATAGGCGTAACGCTGAGTTATTAGCAATGACGTTTAATGTGAACCGTTCACCAAAACAAACCGCTAAAACGTCTGATGATTTTATGGTTTATAAACCGCGTAAGCGTGAGCTAACAGACGATGATCTTGAGAATAAGATTAGTGCTATTTTTGGCAGCTTTGAATAATTAACCCGCTTAGTGCGGGTTTTTTTATGGGGTAATTTATGGCAGGCGTACAAATTGGGGCATTGCACGTTAGTTTAAGTGCAGACAGTGCTGCTTTTGATCAAAATATGCAGCAAGCTCAAGAAGTTGCCGAAGAGTCAATGGATAGCATTAGCGAAACAGCTACTAAAATGGCTGGAGCGTTAGCGGCTGCATGGGCTGCAATCGCTTCAGTTGATGCAATTATTACCGCGACTAAAGAGCAAATTGATTATGCTGATAGTTTAGGTGATGTTGCAGCACGTAGTAATCAGACTGCTGAGGCATTAAGCGCGTATGAATATGCTTTAGCGTTTAGTGATGCTTCTTTGCAAGACTATACCGCAGGCTTGCAAAAGTTAGAACAAAATATGGCGGCTGCTAGTGAGGGGAGCAAAGAACAAGCCCTTGTTTTTGAAACGCTTGGCATACAGTTACGTGAACAAGATGGCATGTTGCGTAATAGTGGCGATGTGATGCTTGATTTTGCCGATGTGATGGCAGGCATGGCTAATGGCGCAACTAAAACACAGCTTGCTATGGATGTTTTAGGTAAAAGTGCCGGCCCTGCATTGTTGCCGTTTTTAAGTCAAGGCAAAGATGGTATTGAAGAGTTTACAGCCGAAGCCGAAAAAATGGGTTTAGTTGTAAGCACTGAGTTTAGTGATGCTGCTGGTCAATTAAATGACAACTTAGACAAATTAGGTTCTGTTACTACTGGTTTATGGCGTTCGTTTGCTGATGGTTTAACACCTGCTTTAGTAGAAGTTAGTAACGCTATGCTTAAAGCGGCTGAGGATGCAGACTATTTTAAAAAAGTTGCCAAAGATTTTGGTGAAGCGGCGGGCGTTGTTGTTAAATCAGGTTATACGATTTGGGAAGCGGCAGGTGTTATAGAAACCGCTATTACTGAAACATTGGGACATAATCTAGCAAAAGCACATACCTTTATTAAGGCCGCTTTTGAAAGTCCAATTGACGATACCGCTTGGAAAGATTTTCAAGCAGTGATGGCTGATACGTCAGGAATGGAAAAAGTTGGCGCACAAATGGAAAAGGTCAAAAAGCTATGGCATGAAATGACCGAAGAAGAAAAAAAATGGGCAGAATGGAAAAAGCAAGAAGATGCTTTGTTTGCTGATTTAGCAGAAAACACCCAAAAATACGCTTCTTTGGCTTATGAAGAAAGTAAAAAACGCATGGCCGAAGAGCAAGCTGCTCGAGATAAAGCAGCCAAAGCTGCCGAAGATGCTGCTAAAAAAGCACGTGATGCACTTATAAAGCAACAAGAAGCGGTTGATAAATTAGCTCAAAGTTTTATGACTGAGTCCGAAAAAGAAAATGCCTATTATGAACAACAAAAAAACTTTTTAGAAACAGCCAATAAAAAAGCATTTGATTATGCAGGTCAGCGACATCAATTATTACAAGAATTAGAAACACAACATCTTCAAAAAATTCAACTAATAAATGATAAGGCAGCAGCAGATGCAGCCGCTAAAGCGATTTCTGACTCTAATAGTCGTGTTGCTGAATTAGAGCAAGACCCTGTTTTTATTGATATTGCTTATGAAAGCCAACGAACCTTTAACGATAATAAAGAAAATGAAGATTTTTTAGCTGTTATAGACCAAGAACTTTTGGCAATGGATGCAGCCAATGTTTACAAGCTCAATGCTCAAAAAGAATTTAATATGTCTTGGTTGTTACTAGACCAAGACCGTATTAACGGTGTCATCACAAACGGCGATGCAGAACTAGAAGCCAAAAAAGCCCAAATGCAAGCAACCGTAGGCTTTTTTAACCAAGGCTTATCACAAATGGCACAAGGCCAAGGCAAAGCCGCCAAAGCTGCACAGGCTATTCAAAAAGCACAAGCACTCTATGAAATTGGTGTAAATACTTATCGGGCGGCTGTGGGTGCTTATGCAGCATTATCACCCATACCGTTTGTAGGGCCAGCCCTTGGTGTTGCGGCTGCTGCTGCTGCGATTGCTTTTGGCGGATCAATGGCGCAAGGCGTTTTAAGTGGCGGAGGTGGTAGTGGAGCAGTTACAGGCGGCGCACCACCTGCCTTGCCTGCATCATCATCACCCACAAGCCAAGCAGAACAACGTGCAAACCAACCATCACCACAAATCACCTATTTGCGCGTAGCAGAAAACGACATATTGCTTGGTCGTACATTGTTAGATTTGGTCGATAGTGCCTTAGCCGACAATGGCGGCAAAATAGAAAACTTACGGATTATTCCAGCATGACACTAACCGCTAATCACGCCATTATTTGTTATGACAATCTATTGCAATCGCCCTTAGTTGGCAGCATCACAGCGACAAGCGAACGCACAGGCTACAACGTAGAAAACGCTTACGACTGGTACACCACAAGCTATTGGTCGCCTATTCCACCTTTGTCTCCGCCTATGTTGCCGCCAGATACTGCATTGCATTCATTTGATATTGAATTTAGCGAGCCTGTAACTGCTGATTATTTTGCTTTATACAGACACAATATTTTTACCGCATATGGTGGAGTGATGTTGTTATATAGTGATGACAACATCACATTTAGTGGTTGTTTTGATGCTGTTTATGCTCAAAAAGACAACGAACTTATTATAAAAACATTTGCACCCGTAACATCAAAATACTGGCGTTTTGCGTATTTTTCTGAAATTACCGCGGAATTGTACATTGGCGTTGTGATGTTTGGGCGTAAATTGCCGTTATACCGTGGCATGATTGCTGGCTTTGTTGTGCCACGACACGGGCGCAAAAACGAAATAATCAACCAAAAAACCGAAGGCGGGCAGTTTGTGGGGCGTGTTAAAACATCACAAGGCGCACGTTCAAACATTACGTTTAAAACAGTCCCTCAAGTGTGGGTGCGTGATTACTGGGAAGCGTTTGTGCTTCATGCTGAGATGCTACCGTTTTTATTTAGCTGGAATCACGAATTTTACCCACAAGATGCGTGTTATTGCGTAACTGATGGCGAAATACCACCACTGGCTATTAACGAAAATCGTTTTCACGATATTAGCTTGCCTGTTATGTGTTTATTAAGCGGTATTACATAATGTCATATAGTAGCGAATCTGCAAAATACGGACGTATTCCAACCGTATTTGTTGAATTAGACATGGATTTTTGCGCGTTACGTTCTGGTATTGGCGCGTGTACAGCCACAGAAACAGGTGATGCCAAGTGCTACAACACTTATGCAAGCTGTAATGACCCTGCAAATTTTGATAAAACAGTCAAAACATACCGCTTTTGTGAGCAAAATAGCCAGTTGCCTGTGGGTTTGTCGGCTATACCACTCATTAAAAACATCACTTTTGCAAGCCAACAAATCACACCCAACAAGGGCTTAGGTATTCGCGGTAGTGTTAGTGTGAGTTTTTTTGATGGAGCTTGGCCAGATACCGAAATTGACCCTTATTTTAGAGAGCGAAGCGCACCAAGCACGGGTACATTTTGGGGTAAGTTTTTAGCGCGTAACCCGTATTACGAAAATCGAATTTTGCGCGTTAGACGTGGCTATTTAACGACTGGCTTTAACATTGATGACTGCCTTGATAGCGTGTATGTGATAGAGCAACTTAACGGCATTAGCAAAAGTGATGATGTAAGTATTATTGCTAAAGATATGCTCAAACTAGCAGACGATAAAAAAGCCTTGTTTCCTGTGCCAAGCAACGGGCGTTTAAGTGCTGACATTAGCAACAGTGCAACCAGTTTTACATTAAGCCCTTCGGGGGTTGGCAGCCAATATAAAACCAGTGGTAAATGTGCAATTAGTGGCGAATTAATGAGCTACACGCGGTCGGGTGATACGTTTACCGTAACACGCGGAGTAAGTAACACGACAGCCGAGGCGCATACCGCCGAAGACACAGTGCAAGAAGTAGGCATTTTTGTTAATGAAAAAATACAAGACGTGGTTTATGAGCTGTTTACATCGTATGCAGAAATTAGCACTGACTATATTGATAAAGACCAATGGGACGATGAAGCAAATACTTATTTGGCAGGTGTTTGGAGTGCTGAAATACCAGAGCCTACGGGCATAAATACGCTGGTGGGCGAACTCACCGAGCAAGCAAATTTTAGGGTGTGGTGGGACGAAATAGAGCAAACAATACCCTTTAGAGCCGTCAAGCCTTTATCTGAAGATTTGCCTGTTTTGACTGATAACATTAACTTTTTTGACAATAGCGTTGATGTTAAACGAGACACTAATCAGCGTATTAGCACTGTATTGATTTATTTTGCTCAAAAAAAACCAACCGAAAAATTAGATGATCAAAAAAATTATGAATTGCGTGTTGCAACACCCAATGTTGACGCAATCAGTGCCAACAAATACGGCACAAATGTTATTAAAAAAATCTACAGCCGATGGCTTAAAAAAACAAGCCAAGGCAGGGCCAATGCTTTAGCTGATGCTATTTTAAAAAGTTTTGCTGACCCGCCAAGAATTATCGAATTTAGTTTGAGTCCTGCTTTACAGTTAAAAATAGGGGATTTGTTTATTGCTAACACGCGCAAACTGCAAGCATTAAGCGGTGCTTATACTGATGTGCCGTTTGAAGTGGTTTTAGCTCAACCAACTGCCAATGATGATATTAAATATAAAGCGCAAGAGGTTAGTACAGCTATACCCAGTACAAATGTTAAACATTTAGTTGTTAGTACAAATTATCCCGATGAATCAGAAACATTTGATAATTATAATGTTTATGACCAATTTTTGCTTGAATATGGTGAACCCGAAGATGGCATAACTGTTGTTGTAACGATATTAAATGATGTTGTTGTATCAAGCACTCATGTTGATATACCTGTTTTTGTGACTGATGACCGTTGGCCAGACAATGTAACGTTAAAATTAGTTAATAATGGAACGATTGCAGGACGTGGTGGTGATGCTGGTTGGCGCATTGTTACTATTAGCCCATTAACAAACAGTCAGAACGGACAAGATGGTGGGACTGGATTGCTTGCAAATTGGGCAATAGAAGTCACTAACAACGGAATTATTGGTGGTGGTGGTGGTGGTGGTGGACGTGGGCAGGGTTGGAAAATGGCTACTTTGTCATTATCAGCAGGTGGTGGTGGTGGTGGTGGTAGAACATTGGGTTATCGTGGTCAATTTACATCATTATCAGGGCCAGTAGGAACAAGTGGTACACTTTTAAGCAAAGGACTTGGCGCAAACGGAGAAAGCTATGGCGGTAATACGGCAAACGGCATAGGCGGTAAAGGCGGCGATGGTGGAGGGCTTGGCGAAAATGGTGAAAATGGAGGTTTAGGTACTGCACCGACAAATCCTTTTGATGACGTAATTGACGAGGGACTTGGTGGTATTGCAGGCGATGCAATCCACGGCAACAACCTCATAACATGGGTCAACACAGGCACAATTTACGGCAATATAGTGCCATAACATAACAATTTTACTAAACAGCCCCACTTATGGGGCTTTTTTATTGGAGCAACAAAATGCCAGCACGTGAACGCGGTTTTATTATAGAAAAGGGCGCGGATTTTCAACGCGAATTGTATTTGCAACCAGGGCCTGATGCAGATATTCGTTTGTTTACCGCACGTATGCAAATACGTGCCACACCCTCAAGCCCTACAGTGCTTTTAGAGCTAACCACAGCCAACACTTACTTGGCCGTAGATTACGGCAAAATCACAATCAATGTGCCAAATGCCATTGTTGACGGTGTTGATACCAGTACTTTAACAGTAAGTAACAAATTAACCGAGCCTGCACCCGTGGGTGAATTGCCCTATGAGGGTTTTGGCAAAATTGCCGTGTATGACTTAGAACTTGTAAGTCCAGCAGGCATTGTAAGCCGTTATTTGCAAGGCAAAGTGGTTTTTGTAGAAAACGTCACTCGTTAATAAATGCCCCTTAATTTGGGCTAAGAGGATCACATCATGACTAGAATTGTTGCGGTTGGCATACCAAGCCGATTTGGTTTAACGGGTGCAAAAACAGCGTATAAAGACGAAAATATTTTACTTGGTGAAGCGCAAGTTCTTAATTTTACAGGCGATGGTGTAACAGCAACTTTAGATAATGGTGTTTTAACTGTTGGAATTGATAGTGACATCTTAACTAATCTTAAAATATGGGCTTACGCCGAATCATTTGCTGTTATATCAGCCACAAGAAATGCAGACAATGTAATTACATCAGCAAATATAAAATGGCCTAATGGCGTTAGTGGCGTGTTTACGACAGATGCAATCAATGCAACATTCAACACGATTGACGCGTGGCACGCAACATATCTTGACACAGTTACTAAAACAGTCACGCAAACGGCAATTACTCGAAACGCAGAAGGCGCAGTAACATCACAACCCGAAATCACAATTAGTTGAGGTATATATGGGCATTTTAGATACACCGTTTAATAAGAATATGGCTGTTTATTACGACAGTCTTGCATCAGCAAACGGTATGAAAATCGCAGGTCGTAATTTTGGATGGCTTGATACTTACTCAATGTCAGCTAACGACATTGGTGGTACAAGTCGCTTTTCGTTAAAGACATGTGGTAAAGTTTCAAAACTAGCCTCTTTGTTATCATCTCATTCTTTTGCGTTTGATATGGCAGGCGGTGTTGTAGAGACAACAGTTTCGGCACAACGAATTTGGATAAGTAAAACTGCTTATGAGTTTAATTCGACATATTCGCAAGACTCCATGAATGGTAATCCTGTTGCTACTGTTTACCCGTTGAATGGCTTTGCTCAAACAGACGGTGTAGGGATAAACATACCTGCTAATACCGCGTTTTGGTTACGGCATTATATAAAAATTGCAAATTTGCCAAGTGGAACGCCAACAGCAACAGCAACAAGCGGCGGTTCGCTTGCAGCACGGTCGTGGTATTACGTTGTTACGCGCACAGAAAAAGGCATTGAGTCGGGGGCTACAGCAGGATTTACAGCAACAACGAGCGGCGGCAATCTTGCTATTGCTATCACTATAGTTGATACCGCAAGTGCCAGTGCCGATTTTTACACCATATATCGCTCATCGACCTTGGAGGGGACAAAACAGTATTTAGGTACAACATCGGGCAAAACAAAGCGTTTTGTTGACGATGGCTCATTAACTGTCGATACAACAATCAATCCCCCCGCAGCGGCCGCCTACGATTTAAACAGATTCATCACGCAGTCTGGTGAGTGTTCTTCTCACGTTTCGTCATTCGGGGATGGAGCTGATAATGTACAAAGCACTGGCACATTTAGTAACAGTACTACTGGATTATTTGGTGGTCATGCGCCTTTATGCGTTGTTGGTGATGATAGAAGCGGCAAATCTGTACTGTGGCTTGGTGACAGTATTGGCGCAGGGCGCGGCTTTGCAAAAGTTACTAATGTTTACCCACAGCTTAACAATATGTTTGACGCGGCCTTTATCGATGGCGAGATTAACAGCTTAAATGCGTGTAGAGCGGGGAGTTATCTAAAAGGCTTAATAACACAGGTTGGTAACGGCGCGGGGCGTAGTCGCTTAAAACTAATACCCTACGCGGACTGGGTGATTGACGAGCATGGTACTAACGATATTTGGCTTGGGAGTTCATGGGTGCAGTTAGCTAGTGATAAACTAAAGCTAGGTGCGCTTGTAAGGCAGTTTGGCGGTAAGTTTGCTATTACTACGCTCCTACCACGAGTGACGCAACCCATTGAAAATACGGGATGTACAACAATAGCGAGTCAAGTTGTAAACGAGACTAACGACCCGATTCGTATCGCGTTCAATAGTTGGGTTCGTGCGGGTAGTCCTGTTGATGTAAACGGTGTACCTGATATGGCAGGGTCACCAAGCCCACTTGTGCATAGCTACATTGACTTAACAGCACCTTTTGAAGTAAATGCCTCAAACGTTGTTACGCTAAATGGTGGTTTTTGGAAAGTACCTACCTCGCCTGTTGCTACATTTACACTGACAGGCACACCAACGGACAGCAGTTTACCTACAGGTAGTACACTCGTTACAAGTGAACACGTTAGCCGAGTTGTTAAAATAACAAGCGGTGTTAGAAGTGGTCAGTACGCTGTGGTTGCATCAAATAACACAAACACGTTTACGATTTATCATTCGGGTCAAACGACATTGCAGAGTGGCTCGCCTGTTCCGCATTTACTTGGCGCACCTAACGCTGGTGACACGTTTGAGGTATATGATGTTATGGCTAATGAAGGCTTACACCCAAGCGTTTATGGTCATGCTCAGTTAGCTGCCGTGATTCGTGCATGGTTATTGGCAAACGTCATTTAGTTAACAGGGGTTTTATTCGTTTAAAATTATAACTATTTGTTTTTTATACATATAAAATTGATGTTTTTTATATATATAAAAAACAATAAATACTTTAAAAAACAACAAGATATTGTTTTTTAAAGTTGTAGTTGACATGGTGGGGGTCGCTGGTTCGAGTCCAGTTACGTCTACCAAAAATTCTATATAAATCAGCCGCTTACAATAGCGGCTTTTTTGTTTATCCGAATTTTATCCGAATTTTATCCGAATAATTTTTTATTAGACCTAAATTTGACGTATAACACGCATCGCAAAGCGTAGTTATACGTCAAATTTAGGTCTAAATACGAGTTAGACGTTTATTTCACTTTTACTCAAGCCAATAATTACATTTGGTATTGCTTTGTTAGCTAAACATTGTATATTCCAAATTCGGTCGGGTAACTTTACCTGAGTTATGGTAGTTAGATTATTCAAACAGAGGGATTAAACATGGCAGAATGGCGTAAAGTAGCTAAGGCATTTGCCTTAGGAGATGGACATATTAGCCAAAAAGAAGTGAAGCTTTTGAGAGAACTATTATTGGCTGATGGGCAAATTTCTAAAAGTGAAATGGATTTTTTGTATGAAATTAAACGAGAAGCAAAAACATCTGTAAGTCTTTTAGATAACTTGATTGCCGAGTGCGAAAAAGCTCTTAAGTAGTTTTTAGCGAATAAAAAACCCGCATTAAGCGGGTTTTCAAACAGGTTGTTTACACTAATTCATCTAACAACGTTTGTATCTCTACAGGGACTAAATTAACGTTTTGTTTTAAAAAAGCTAATTCAGCTTGCGCTTTTAAATCAAAAAAAGCTTTGTAACGTGCAAACAATACCGATTCGGCGTTAAACATTAATTGATGAAACACTTCGCAATCGCCTTGAAAAGCTTTTAAATGGCGTTTAGCTTCTTCAAAACGATTAACAGGCAAGTAACGAGCGACCATCCCTGTTTTTTGGCGCAAATCTGCCCATATCCACCACCATGCCTTGTCATACTTAAAACTCTGAGCTATATGTGTGACTGTTTTTGTCAATTCGTCATATTGTTGTTGGCTAATGTATTCAACAGAAGGCACGGTATAAGAGCCTGTTTTGCGGATGCTTGGTAAAACTTCGGACGTTACCCACTTCTTGAATTTCTTCGCTTCGGGTTTGCGGCTTTTCAGGATGGCAGAGTAAAGGCCGCTTTCGTTGATGATGGTCATTTGTTGGTCGCCAGAGGGGGTACTCACAATGTGAGTACCCTTGTCATCATCATCTAAAAAACGTGTCATATTAGCCGCATCACGGTATTCAAGTGCTGCTGCAACGTCAGACGCAACAAACCAAGGATTACCGTCAATAACGATAACGCGAACATCAAAAGAAGGCTGGAATTGAAATACAGAAACAGCTTGAGAATTAGCCATGATAGGCACTCCTAGTTAAGATTTTTCCTCGTTTTCTAAGCGAGGGTGGGCAGATGTAGAAAACACGTAACTAGCCGTGCGCTTATACCTCACGATATAAGCCATCTGCCCATAATCTGCACGGAGTACAAATGACAGGCAAAAAAATACCACTTTGACGTTGTGGGTAACGCTAGTTAAAAAGATGTTTTCTAAGCACCTGCAACAATCATATCCCCAAACCCTCACCAGTGCAAGCCCACGTCTAACTCTGCATGAAGTCCGATAACCACTCAGGCATTTGTGTAAATCAAAAAGTTACGCATAAGTGGTTACGGCTTATGCTTGGTAGTTAGGCATTACCACCGTTTAACCTTTCCTTTGCCACGTTTAACAATAGGCTTGTTAGTCGGCTCTATTACAATGCGTTCTACTTCTTTGCATTTGTATTTATCGGCCTCAAATAAAATACGCTTTTCATCATCAATGCTTTCAGAATTGCCTTTATTAAACGCGGCCGCCAACCTTATCAATTCTTGCATTTCTACACGATGGTTATTACCACCCAGTACAGCCATTTTCATCGTCATCTCCAAAATGCCTAACTCTACGTCAACGCGACCAGTACAAAGCCTGTTAAATACCGTTAGCCTGTGGCTGGCGCGTTACGCACTTAGTTAAAATCTGTTCGTAACGTTCAATGGTCATAGTTTTTTACTCATGTTTAACTCGGTCAGTTAGCCTCTTACTTCCAACTCACCAACTCTGGTTGTTGTTCCCCGTGGCCACTCAAATAATGAGTGTGCATTTTCTCGCTATGGCCTGCCAATGTTTGTGCATAATCATGACCATACTTTTCACTAATAAGCAACTCACCCAAGGCGCGTATATCGTGCCAGCTCGGACGTTCACCAATTTCTAAATCATCATAAACGCCCGATTCGTCCCTAAACTTTTGAAATTGTTTAGTCACAAACTTCTCGGTCATGGCAAACGGATGATTTTTTGCAGCACGTATTTCGGCTGTCATTCGTGCAGGGCGATAATGCAGCAAATAAGGACAAGGTATGCCCGTGCTTAAACACGCATCAACAGCAGATCTTAGCTCTGGGTGCATATAAATTTTGATATACACAGGTTTTGCATAATTGCGGCTTTTTTGCTGTAAAACGGTCAATGTGTTGGCTTGTAAATCAACAATATCTCGATGCAAAAGCACTTGGTCGCCAAGGCGTTGAATACTGTGCAAGGCAATATCAATGGCGCGTTGCATATAATCGGGACAAATAGCGCGTATAGCCATAAGTTTGTCTAGTGAGTGTCGTTGACGTACTTTTTTAGGCATAATTGCGCGCATCGTGTTTTCTGGGTGGTTTTTATCAGCCCATGCTTGATGCACAAAGTATTCCCACAACTGGCTTAATAAAATACGGTGCTTAACGTAAACGTGTGGTGTTTTGTCATTTAAAAAGCTGACTATTTGGCTATGTTCAATTTTATGTACGTGTGTTGTGCCAAAAAACTCAATGTATTGCCTTAGTTTGTAGTCTGTTTCTTTGCGCGTGCGTTCTGATATTGTTTTAAGACTTAGTCTTTTGTCGGTAAAGTCTTTAATGGCCCAGTCAAAAGGTGGTGATTTGGTTTTTTCGGGTGCGTTTTTGTGATGATTAAGCAAGCTGCTTAATTTGTCTTTGTTCACGCTTAACGCAAGATTTAGCTCGTTAGTGAGCTGTATAGCGTCTTGCTTGTCTTTGCCAAGCGATTTACAACGACCATCGGGGAACACATAAAAATAATAAGTGCCACTTTGATTATTTAGCACTTTTAGATTTTTGGGTAAATCGTGGTTTTTGCGTGTGCGTCCGCGTGGTGACATAATTAACGTCCTGCTGCCCACGCGTTAAGCAGATCGTGAGCTTTAGTGGTTGCTGATACAAAAGGGGCGGTATTCTGTTCGCTTTGGTCTTGTGCTTCAACTGTGGAGTGATAATAAACAGGTTCACCCCATGCGGTTGTTTCTACAAAATAGCGGCCAGCCACAATACGTCCACTTAATAAACCTTTATTGATGTGGCTTTTAAGCGTGTTGATGGCAGGTTGGCTACCGTCCACAAAATAGCGATTTGCAAAAGATGATAGTTTTTCTAACATTACAAACTCGCTTGACTACCAACTACGGCCAACGATGGCGGCAAAATTTGTCCGTGCTGGTTGATGGTTGGTTGTGATGTTTTAACCAATTGAAAACTGTGATTGCAGTTAGGGCATTGATAATGAAATTTAGGCAAGGGCAAGCCCATTGGACTAACACAAAATGCGTCAAAATCACTGGTTTTTCCACACATGGCGCATTGAATACCTAGCATTTTTTTAACTCCAACTCATTATCATCATTGCATTTTTGCTTGGCTTCATCGGCTGTATGTTCGAGCCAAGTCGTTACCCAACATAACTCGCTAACGCGAATTTCGGCGGCAAAAATGATGTGAGTGCGGGTTAATCGTTTAATGCGATATTTGCCGCACTTGCTTTCAATCGTGTTGCTGTCAATTTTTTGCCAAACTAGACTCATGACACACCTTAGCTTTTGGTTTGCCCGTGCAAAATTCAGCTTTAAACAGTTTTAACTCATGCTTGAGCTGGTCGAGTTGCCACGATAGACGGCTTTTTTCTTGAAACAAATTGCAGTTATCAATGAGCAAGTCGTGATTTTTTTGGCGGAGTTCGTAGTTGCTAAAAAGTAACCAAGCCACTAGCAAAACAACAATAATTGAACCAATCAAACAAATAAAAAAATCCATGATTAACTCCGTTTAATTTAAAAAGGTAATTCGTCAACAGACATCCATCCATTTTTCCAGTGTCGATGTTCTGGTGAATTTTTTGGATAAGGATTGCTGTCAATGGTGCGATTACTTACAAAGGCTTCCATATTTGCATTAAAGCCTTCATTGTAAAAATCAAGATAATTTGGACGTTCTAATAGTTTCCACCAAACTAAACCTTCCATTTGCAACGTGTCGTCATCGTTTACATAATGACAGTGATATGACTTAGTATTGCAATGAAGTTTTTCGATAACAGACAAATAATTAAACACACAGGCAAAGCCTTGGCTATTGATGCCAATGTACAAAACATCGTTGTTTAATGTGTTCACAGGCAAGGCTTTTGAAATATGTGTAAATCCTGATGTGTTGGTGTTATGTCTAGCAACCAAATCGGCTGCAATAACATCTACAATCTCATTGCATTTTGTCACTGCATTTTCAATGTCATCATCATCGTCAACATTGGTGGTCAAAGCATTGGTAGTGCTAATCATTTCGAGTTCGTCTCTTAACTCGTCAAGCAAGTTTAAAAACGAGTCGTTTTCGATTGGCTGGGTGAGTTCTGTCATGGTTTTTCTCTCGTTGTTTTTGGTAAAAGTTAAAGTTTTTGATTTTTTAATAAATTGATTAACCATTCGTTTTGAGGGTCAATCTTTGCGCCCATTGGTTGATGTTTATCAACGTTTACTGGTAAACCAATTTCCTGCATCATTCTTAAATCGCGTTGAATAGTGCGAATGCCAATGTTTACGTTTTCTTCTGCCAATTTTTTTTGAATTTCATGTGTACCAATTTTGCGGCCAGTGCTTTGAGCAAAAATTGACAAAATCGTTATTAAGCGTTTTAAGACGTTAAACGGTGATTTTTGTTTTAAAATTTCAACTTGTTCTGTCATGGTTTTAGCTCCTAGGCTGCTTTGTGTTTTTGGTCACGCTCTTTTTCAGCGCGTTGTTGTTTAATGCGAATAGCGGCTTGTTCGTAGCTTTCGCCCGCTCTTGCCAAGCGTTCGATGTCGCTTTTAAGCACGCCGTACAAGGTGTCGCCAGTCGGTTTGGGTTGTTCGGTGGTTGGCTTGGCCGATTTTTCTATGCTTAGCCAGTAATCGTACAATTTGTCTAACTCGGCTTGAGGGAGGCTTTTGCCTTGGTTGTAAGTGATAAATTTATGTAACGTTTTATCGTTATGTTTCGTTACTCAAGTTGGCTAACGTGGGTTTAAAAAAATCTATACAAACCAGTCCAGTTGTTGCGGTGGTTGGTGTTTCAACGGTTGGTTGCACTAAAGCAACTGGGTTTATATTTATATTTTTATTTAAATCTTTATCTAATAAGGTAACGTTACTTTCGTTACGTGGTTCGTTATGTTGCGTTACGCTGTTGTTACGTTCGTTACTTGCGTTACGTTGTGCTTCTTGTTGACGTGCGCGGTAATCGGCTTGACGTTGTGCATTGGTTTTGGCGCGTTTTTGTGTGTCTTGGCTAGTGGTGGTTTGTTCTTGGTCAAAGTCTTGATAGTTTTCTACTAACATAATGGAGTAATAGCGGTTGTTGTCGCTATTAAGTACAAACTGGCTTAATACTTGGTCTTTAATTTTGAGCCATGCTTTTGGTGATAGTTCGCACCAGTCGGCTAAGAGTTTGTCATTGTTTGGGATGGACAAAGCTGGGGTTTGCTTCATGCACAAGCATAGCAAGTCTAAGTAAGCAGCTTTGACGGCTGCTTTTGTGCCAATACGAAAGTTAAAAATGTAACTTTCGTGAGAGAATTTGAGCCAAGGTAGGGTTTGGGTGTTCATTTTTTGTTTTACCCTCAATTAATTAAAGCCCGTTACGTGGGCGATTCGGTTAGTTCACAGCCATAGGTAAGGAGAAACTGCACTAACTGCTACTGTTGATACATAGACCTGTAGCTGCTATGGCGCGGCCTTGCGCTGTCTCGCTTGTTATCCCAATACCAATATATAACCATAAAGGTTATAGACATTGCAATACTTAAAAGGTTATATTTGTGCTTATTAAAGCTGTCATGGTGAGAGCGAGGAGAAAAAACATGAAACGATGGTTAAAAGATTTTGTGCATAACTGTGTGGTGCATCCTGCCATGCCGTTTTTGCCTGTGCGTGTGGCTAACTGGCTGCATGACAAAAATGCAAATTGGGCGTTTGGGTTGGAGCGTTATGATGAGGTGGGGCTAGAACAGTGGCTAACAACTCGTATTTTTGATAATAAAGAGATTGCAAATGTTTTTGAGCTTGAACAAACAATAGCATTCGACCGCCGTAATCCTCAACATATCAAGGTATTACGGAGTTTTATGACGGATTTTTTAAAGGGTTACGATGATGACGGGCAGCCAATGGAGGGTTTTGTAATGCCTAAAGTTACGGGCAAGGGGCAAATTAAGCGTTTTCCCATCGATGAAATAAGTTTGGAAAGCGGTGCTAAGGGCTTTGTATTCAATCTTTTTTTGCCGTTGTAGGTGTGTCATGGATTCTATATTTGAAAGTGACCCTAAAATCACAATCACGTTTGAGCATTGCTTTATCGAGACTTCCTTGACTTTGCGCGTTCTAGCAAAAGAGTACCCAATGCTGAATCCGCTCCTTCGAGAAAATACAGAACAGATGCGTGACGTGTTCTGTGGGGCAATTGCTCTGTCAGTGTCCGAAATCTCGAAGAAAGTGCTTGAAGCTCATTCTTTATTTGAAGTATCTGTAGGTCAGGCTCTAGGTGATTTGCATCATTCACAATTAAAATCCTCTTTATCTACAACGTAAAATCAAGCCATACGCCAAAGTGACCACTGTCACCATCTCTTTCCCAGCCGCCTTTAACCACGGCTGGGCAAGAACCAATAATGTTGCCTAAACCATGTTGTTTAAGATAGTCACGGTATTTTATGGCAACAGCGCGTGACAAATAGCCAACTGTTTTACCTTCTGCATCAATGCGCACAGCGTTTTTATCAACAGGGTTGGTGTCTTCTAAAATAAGATAGGCAATGGTTTTTTTGTTGTGGCCGTTTTTGGTTTTTCGTCCACAAATGGCCAATAAGTTATGTTGAAAGCTAAACTCACCAACAATTTCAAGGTCATAGCCGCCATTAGTGGGGAGGTTATAAAGTTTTGGTGTGGTAGGCGTTTTTACTTTTTTCTTTAAGTAAAAATAACCATAAATAACACCAAAAAATAAGAATAAACTTACAATTTCCATATTAACTCCTTGTCATTAAGCACTTTTTTTATCAGGTGCTGTGCCATTGGCAACAGCATCCTGAGACTCTTTTAATTTAACTAAATGTTGAAGGGTATTGTTAATAAAGCCAATATCATCACTGCTTAATTTGCCTTCGCTGGCAAATTGTTTGAGTTGCTGTGCTAGTAATTCGGCTGGGGTTAAGTTGTTATGTGTGATTTCTTGTTTACTGTTAGGTTGCCAAATTTCAGGGTGAGCAGTATCCATCCATCCCTGTGGTTTATTAAAAACATTTTCAAAATATCTTGCTAATTTATGGCCTATTGGCTTGATAGGGTTATCGCCAACAACGTTACTCATTTGAGGCTGTGACCTATCAACTTTTTTAGCAAAATCACTGACCCCGCCAGCTAAATCCCTGAGAATAACAGCGTTTTTGTATCTAATTTGCTTAATGTCTAAATTGCTCATGAAAAAATTATAGCCTTTTATAACTTTAAAGGTAATGACCTAAAAGGTATTGCAATTTAATAACCAAAAAGGTTATATTGATGGTGTCTTTAAAGAGGTGTCATATGAATTTACGACAATATATAGAATCACTAAGTCCTAAACAGTTAGAAGATTACGCGAATCGTTGTAAGACAACATCCGCTTACCTTCTTGTCAAAGTTAAATATGCAAGATGTCAACCACGAAAAGCATTGAGAGAGGCTTTATCAAAAGAAAGTGATGGTGCTGTTAGTCAAAATGAGGTTTTGGTTCATTTTGGTATTATTCAACTCACTACTTAATCCTGCTTATAAACATAATCAAAAAACTATTACAAAGACCAAAAACTGTAGGGAAGTAGGGCAATGACTTCAAAAATTGACTTTTCTTTAATTAACCGTGAAGCAGAAAAACGGTTATCTCAATTAGTGCCACAATGGTTGCCTAATGGCAAACGTCAACAGCAAGAATGGATTGCTCGCAACCCAAACCGCGATGACAAACACCTAGGTAGCTTTAGCATCAATCTTCGCACAGGGGCATGGGCAGACTTTGCCAGTGATGACAAAGGCAGTGACCCAATTAGTTTATATGCCTACATCAAAGGACTAAGCCAGCTTGAGGCCGCAAAAATACTAGCCAGTATTTTGGGTATTGAATGTACAGACAACACAACCTTACCCGTGCAAACTCAACCGCCTAAAGCGAATCCTGATGACTGGACACCTATTTTACCCGTGCCTAGTTTTGCACCACCTGCACCAAACATTCATCCAATACGCGGCAAGCCCGAAACAATTAACCGTTATGACAGTAAAGAGGGCGATTTGTTAGGTTATGTATGTCGGTTTATCACCAGTGACGGCGGTAAAGACGATATACCACTCACATTTTGCGAAAACACCATTACTAAAGTCAAAACGTGGCGTTGGAAATCATTTCCTATACCACGACCCTTGTATAACTTGCCCGCATTAACACAAAAACCCGATGCCACGGTATTGATTGTAGAAGGTGAAAAATGCGCTAACGTGGCTAATTTGCTATTGCCCGAATATGCAGTCATCTCATGGTCGGGTGGTTGTAATGCAGTAGATAAATCAAATTGGCGCGTTTTGGCAGGTCGTAAAATCATTATTTGGCCTGATGCTGATAGCAAACGTGAAAAATTAACCAAGGCCGAAAAGATTGCTGGCATTAAACAAGAAGATAAACCCTATTTAAAAGCCGAATTACAAGCGGGCATGAAAGCGGCAATGACCATTGCTACTATTTTGCATGGTTTAAATGTTTCTACACAAATTTTACATTTGCCCGAAACAGGAACATTGCCTGATGGTTGGGATATTGCAGACGCTGTGCAAAAAGAAAATTGGACAGTTGAACAAGTGCGCCAATATATAGCCGCGAACATGCACCCACACAGCAATGCCAAACCTTCCCTCACCCTACCAATTGAGGGTGAATATTTATTCGGTCGGTATGACCTAAAAGCTCTTATTAACCATTTTTATCTAATTTACAACACGGATACCTGCTGGGACGGTATTAACAAGCAACAAATGCGTCTATCTAACTTACGTCATTTAGTGGGTAGAGACTTATACAAAGAATGGACTGAACATCCTGCCCGTGAAGTTAAAAAAGAGTTGGTTTTTGAGCCTAATGGTGATGTTGTTCCTGACTGTATCAATATATTTGATGGTTTTGAAATTTCACCATCACACACGGGGGTCAAGGGGTGCGAACGTATCATCAATCATTTATTGATGTTATGTGGCAATAGAACCGAAGAGTTTAGATGGTTAATGAATTGGATTGCATATCCCTTAAAACACCTTGGTGCAAAAATGGATACCTCTGTCATCATGTATGGCAGTGAAGGCCCTGGCAAATCAATTATTTGGGAAAAGATAGTTAGTAAAATTTATGGCAAATATGCCATTACCATTGGCCAACAACAATTAGAAAGCGCATTTACAGGATGGCAAAGTCAAAAGCTATTTGCTTTATGTGAAGAGGTTGTATCACGCGCTGAAAAGAGCCATTACAAAGGCATGATTAAGCACATGGTTACAGGTAAGCATGTGCAAATCAATGAAAAGAATATGCCTTTACGTTCTGAGACTAATCATATCAATTTTGTGTTTTTATCAAACAGTACCGTACCACTTGAGCTAGACATGGGTGATAGACGGTTTTTTGTTTTGTATTGCGGTGAAGTGCCTGACCAAGTGTATTTTGATGAGCTATTTCAAGAAATCAATAATGGCGGTATTGAAGCATTTTATGGTTACTTGATGTCATTAGACTTTGGTGAGTTTACGCCTCATACCAAGCCACCACTTAACCAAGAAAAGCAAAATCTTATTGAGGTCTCATTACCATCACCAGTCTTGTTTTATCAAGAATGGAGTCAAGGCTTGCTCAATATACCGTTTGTATCCTGCTGTCGTAACGATTTATTTGAAGAGTTTAAACGCTGGTGCTTGGGTAAAAATGAATTTGCCAAACGCGAACGAGATTTTGTGTCAGAACTGAGACGCTATTTGCGTGAGGATAGAAAAGACATCACGATGTCTGGTCATGTTGCCGATCGCAAGACGACACGCATTTGGATAACACCTAAAGACCGTGAACATGAAGGAACAAAAGAATATATAGAGATTTTAGAGAAGTCATGCCGTCAATTTAGAGATGTGATTCGTCATCGTGAGCAAGGATATAATCATGCTGCCTAAATCATCCGACACTAAACAACTTCCGACACCACATCCGACACCACGTCCGACACTAGCAAAGCCTTACGGCTCTAAGTGTCGACACATCCGACACCAAAAATCAAACACACGCTCACATGTGCGCGCACACGCAACGAATCTTTTCTTACATGAGAATATAAAAATTAGTGTCGGATATGTCGGATGTGTCGGAAATATATATAACTGTATGAATTATAAATAAAAAACTTCCGACACTATATCCGACACTAAGTAAAGTTTCCGACAGCAGCATAAAACAACAGTGAAGAGGGCTAAAAAATGAGTACAGTTGACTTGTTAAACAAATTAAACCTACGCACTATGTCACTAGAGATGCGTGGTACAGGTAAAGCAACATTAAGCTGGGAACATATCAGCGCGGCATTAGCTGGGCTTTCTAAAGAAGCCTATGACTTTGCCTTGGCTAATTATCAGCAAGACAACAACAGCACCCGTGCATTATTAGCATGGCTTAGTCGTTGGATTGGTTGTTATATGCAAAATAACGGCATACAAGCCAAAGCACAAAACATGGCTGAGTCAATCGCGTTTGTTGTGCTATATCAGTACATCGTTAAATCACGCGCTTGTAAGTCATGCAAAGGTATAGGTGTTGTGTCTAAGTCTGGTAAGTTAGTACAGTGTCATGTATGCGATGGCATTGGCTATCATGGAGCATCAACTGAAGACAAATTAAAATTAGGCAAAATATCAATTAGTCGTCAATGCTATGAGCGTAAGTACAAAGCAATCGAACAGGTTGCAACATCAGAGTTATTGCACTTAGATAACATTGTGTTAAATCATCTTGTACAGCACTTATTTGACCAACAAAATAGCTTTTCAGAATGCGCTTGACAGTGAGGTGCATAAAAGAGTATCTTTTTTCTATAGTGCAAAAAACCGACCAAAACCCTTTGAGTCGGTTTTTTTATGCCCAATAGTTTAAGCAACCCGCCAAGTGCGGGTTTTTTTATGCCGCTTGCCCGACAAGAGCAGAACACGGACGTTCACCCTAATAAATTGAGGTACTCATGCAAACAACATCATTCCAAAAAGCGTTTGCAAAAACAATAATTGCCGAAGGTGATTATAGTGACAATCAAAATGATTTAGGCGGTAAAACAAAATTTGGTATTACCGAAGCAGTTGCTCGTGAAAATGGCTACATGGGTGAAATGCAAAAACTCACATTAGATATTGCTCAACGTATTTACTACGTCAAATATTGGGAAAAAATGCAGCTTAATGATGTATGCCGCATGAGTGAAGATTTAGCGATTGAATTGTTTGATACAGGCGTAAACATGGGCATAGCAACTGCGATCATGTTTTTACAACAAGCTCTTAATGCTTTCAACAACCAAGGCACGCTCTACGCCGACATTGTAGAAGATGGTGTGATAGGCAAAGCCACATTTACCGCATTACATGCCTTTTATGCCAAGCGCGGTGCCAAAGGCGGCAAAGTATTACTTAAAGCCCTTAATGTATTGCAAGGAGCGCGTTACATTGACTTATCACAAAAACGTCAAGCAAACGAAACATTTGTATTTGGTTGGTTGCTTAATCGAGTAGAACTATGAAAACAGTTTTTTTAATTTTCTGCTTGCTATTAAGTGGGTGTGCCACAGTGCCTACACTCAATGTTAAATGCACAGTAGGACTCACAAGCGATGAATAAACAAGACATGCTTATGCAAAATGACACCTATACATTATTTGGCATTCTTAGTGGTGTTGTTATTTTTAGTGGTTGGTTATTGGTAGGTGTGCTTGCTGCTTTGGTTATGATTGCATTAACACCACCAACTACCAAAACAGAATTGCTTGGCATGGTTGCCAGTGCTTTTGCATCATCATTATTTGTAGGGCCACTTGTTGTAGAAGCCTACGGGTTTAGTCATTACGGATTACAAGCAAAGCTAGGTATTTGTTTTATATGTGCCGCACCTGCTTGGATGGTGTGGTCAGTCGTGCGTGTAGTATTGCAAAAGTGGCGCGATGCTAAAGACCCAGTTGGTTCTATTGGCCGTGATGTTAAAAAAATTAAGAAGTGGTTTTGATGTATTCAAGTCCTTCTAAGCGTTGCGAATTGGCAAAAGAATCTTTTTTGTCAGCAAGTGAATGTATTGGAGAGCTAAAAAAGGAAATGTCATTGTTTGCAATTACGCGGGGTCAATTTTCAATGATTGATGCGTTGTTGTATGTAGTTAGTAAAATAGGTAAATGCAATATATCAATTTGGACTTGGACTATTGCTGATTATGAAATTCAACAGTTTAATTTGCTTAAAAATGAAGGGTTATTAGATAAGGCTCTTTTGATTGTTGATAGGTCTGCTAGAAGTAGAAATATAGATTTAATTAAATCTTGGCAGGATAAGTTTGGGATTGAGTCTGTAAGATTTGCTTACACTCATGCAAAAATCGCCACAATATTTAACGATGATTGGCGTTTTTTATTAAGAGGCTCAATGAATCTTAATTGCAATCCTCGTTTTGAACAATTTGATTTAAGTGAGTCATGTTTAGGGTTTGATTTAGTTAAAAACATAGAAAATGAATTGGCTATATTAAGTAATGATTTTGCTGATAATGATTGTCGGTTGTCATCAAAAGTTGGTGTTGG